GCCCAGGTCTCAAATCTATTCGTTCTTTGAATGGGGTCCAGGCAGGATTGGTGTAATGCAGAGCAAATAACTAAAGTTAATATTATTTTCATCTTGACAGTTTCTTCTTATTATCCTATATTATCATTAATTGAAAGGAGTATATGACAGACACTACTAAATGGCGCAATGCGTCTATAACGCACAATGCATACAAAACTTTGCAACAATTGTCTAGGGTTTTATTACCGGATACAAAATTATCCATCAGTAAGACAATTGAGGCAATTGCAAATGAGAAAGCGAAGAAAGTAAATGGAAAAATTCAAAATCTTAAACGCTGACTCAAAGGAACAGAGCGAAGCAACAGGTAATGAATATCTTTGGAAAGCGGTGCTGAGCCGTGCGGCCGAAGATGCTTTCCTGATGAGCTGCAACACGTTAAGCGCCGTCGGGGCTGCCGAACAGGCGCTTTGGTGGTTTCTAGGGTGTGGACAGGATTTTAAACTCATATGTGAACATGCGGGACGGAATCCAGTCTACGTGTACCAGAAGACTGTGGTTGGACACGGAGAGCAAATAAAAAAAAGAAAGAAATATCTTAGGACCAAGAGAAAAGAGATACAGGAAAAAATAAGAATGAAAAAAATAGAAAGTTATAATAAAAAATATAAAACATACTTCACATCCATTAAATCTATGAGGGCGCACATGGCGACGAGAAGAAAAATCAAGGACAATCGGTACAGAAGAAGGATACAGATTAATGGCAAGAGGTATGAATTGAAAGGATTAGCAAGATTATGAAAAAAATAATATGTGATAAGTGTAAAGGAAATGGATATATTAAAGTACCCGATTGGAAAATAAAAATTATCCAATGCCTCAAATGTGATTCGGAGGGAGAAGTATATGCAAAAAATACTAATGAGTCTACTCATGATACTGATGCTAAGCGGCTGCACTGAATGGGCGCTGCTGTTAAGTTCCGGCGGCCTAGTAATCAATCAAAATGCTTATTCAAAAGTTTATAGTGGAATGGATATTGTTACAATTATTAAAACCGACAAAAGTATAAAGTCACACGCGGAAGAAATATTAGATGAATCACACTGACACAGCATACATAGCAGGATTATTTGACAGCGGGGGTCATGTAGAATTCACCCAGCGCTGGGAGAAGAGGGGCAAAAAGAAATATAAATTCTGGAGGATCACTTGCTCCATAGCGTCGTCTGATAAATATATCCTCGAATGGATCCAGGATGTCCTTGGAATGGGGAGTCTATGTTCCAAGAAAGTAAAAGGAAAAAGAAAACCGCAGTGGAGATGGCAATGCAGCTTCAGGGAGGCACTACAATTCGCTTTAATGATATGGCCACATATACAAATTAAAATTCATAAAATAGAAAAGATCATAGACCACTATTCAATAGAAAAGACCATAGACCACTATTCACCGAAAAAAAAGAAACCAACAGCCCAAATTATTAATTTAGATGAAAGGAGAAAAAAATGCTATATAAACCCCTACCCGACAAACTGAAACTCGGCCCTTCAAAGATTCATGAGGTTGGGGTTTTTGCAGCGGAGGACATTGAAAAAGGGCATAACTTTGGAATGTCTCATTTGAAGATTGGAGAACGTTTGATTAGAACACCCCTTGGAGGATTTCTTAATCATTCAGATGATCCCAATTGTGTCAAGACCAAGCTTCGATTCACCACGGAAAACGGATCTACTAAACACGGATACATTTTCTGGAACCTGGTCGTTATCGAAGATATTAAGAAAGGAGAAGAACTTACGGTAAAGTATACATTTTACAATGTTTGATTTTTACTACAGAATCATTTGCCTTTTCTTTACAGTGATGGTAATATGTATAATAATTTTTATATGAAAGGAGGAAATATGCAAGAACACATTATAAGCTACTATTCCAAGTCGGATGGTAAGAGGATTATAAGACCTTACAATCCGCACCACGAAATGCAGTATGAATTTGTTGCCAAAGGCAGCGGAAGACTCTGCAAGCGTTATTGGGATAATAGCAAAGATGGTTTAAGGACGGCGAATTGTCCCTGGACAATTTCGATTAAAAAAGAAATAAAAAAATAAGATGTCGAGACAAATAAATTTAAATTTAAATACAACATCTCATGGTAATTATGGTAAGAAACGTAAGAATCACAGAATTTTTCACTATAGAAGAGAGATTAAGATAGCAGGAAAAGAAACCGATATGCAGGAATGTAGAGAATGTCATGAAATTTTTCCCCTAATAGCATTTACAATCCATATTCAAAGAGGCGACGGGGCCTACATTCTCAGAAAAATATGCCGAGAATGTGATACAATAGATAAAAGAGAGCAGAGAGAGGTAAAAAAGAATGCTCCTCCCAAACCTGAGTGTTGTGACTGTTGTCATAAAAAAACAAAAAAACTTCAAAGAGACCATATCCACGGAACTTTTATATTTAGGGGATGGGTATGTCCTGATTGTAATACAGGGATGGGAAAATTAGGAGATAATTTAGAAGGACTACTACAGGCTGCAGTTTATTTAGAAAAAGATAAAAATAAAATTATAGAAAAATTAAATGAAGTGGAATAATTTATTAGAAAGCTTTATAGACGTAGGCTCGGGATTCATCCTGGCCATCGTCATACAGATTACAATTTTTCCGCTCTTCGGGCTCCATCCTACGATTCTGGATAGCCTGGGGATCGCTTTAATTTTTACAGTTGTTTCTATGACACGATCATGGTTATGGCGTTGTTATTTTAGGAGGGCAAGATGAACTGCTGGCACTGTAATACAGAACTAATATGGGGTGGTGATCATGACACAGAAGACAACGAAGATTATGATATGGTCAGTAACCTGTCATGTCCTAAGTGTCATACAATTGTGTATGTCTACCATCCATCGGAAAAATTAATTAAAGAATATGAAGACTATGAAAAGAAGAAAAAATGAACCCCTATAAAAAACAAGTTGGAGGATCTCACTATAAAAATATGAAGATTCAACCCAGTAAATTTATTAATGATAACAAATTATTATTCGCAGAAGGAAACGCTATTAAATATATTTGTAGGCACACATCTAAAGGAGAAGTACAAGATTTGGAAAAAGCAAAACACTACATTGATATGATTATTGAAAGGGATTATTCGTAATGCAAATGCCTTTATTCAAACCTCAAACAGAATGGCTTCCACCAGAAGAATTTCCAGACCTTAAACAATATTGTGAAATTGCAATTGATTTAGAAACCAAAGATCCCAATTTAAATATACGAATGGGTTCTGGCTCTGTTATAGGAGTGGGTGAAGTAGTTGGAATCTCAGTAGCTACAGAAGATTTCTGTGCCTACTATCCTATTGCTCATGAAGGAGGCGGTAACCTGGACCGTAAGATGGTTTTAAAATGGTTACAGGATGTTTTAAACACCCCAGCAGATAAACTATTTCATAATGCCATGTATGATGTGTCCTGGCTACGAGCGCTAGGCTTAACTATTAAAGGAAGAATTATTGACACCATGATTGCAGCAGGTGTAGTGAACGAAAATCGTTTACGCTATGATCTGAATGGTGTGTGTCGTGATTACATTGGAAGAGGAAAAGACGAAGCAGCTCTTTATGCTGCCGCGAAAGAATGGGGAGTCGACCCTAAAGCTGAAATGTATAAACTTCCAGCAATGTATGTTGGATCTTACGCAGAACGCGACGCCCAACTCACACTAGAGTTGTGGCAGGTGTTAAAAAAAGAAATTTTAAATCAAGATATTCAATCCGTATTCGAAATGGAAATGGAATTACTTCCCTGTCTTGTGGATATGAGGTTTCTCGGTGTACGTGTAAATCAAGAACAAGCCGCGATCGAAAAGAAAACATTAATAGAACAAGAGAAAAAAATGTTAGGTGAGGTGTCAGTAAATACGGGAATCGATGTACAGATTTGGGCCGCTCGATCCATTGCAAAAGTATTTGATAAATTAGGATTGCCTTATGATCGTACGGTCAAAACACAAGCGCCAAGTTTTACTAAAAATTTTTTAGCGAATCACCCACACAATGTTGTAAAGTGTATTGCTAAAGCAAGAGAGATTAATAAAGCTCACACAACTTTCATCGATACCATCTTAAAACATAGTCAAAAAGGTAGGATTCATGCGGAAATTAACCAACTTCGATCCGAAGGTGGAGGCACCGTGACAGGAAGATTCTCTATGAATAATCCAAACCTCCAGCAAATTCCTGCGAGGAACAAGGAACTCGGACCACGGATCAGATCTTTATTTATTCCTGAAGAAGGATGTACCTGGGGTTGTTTCGATTACAATCAGCAGGAACCAAGACTCGTTGTTCACTATGCATCTTTACAAAACATGTATGGAGTGAATGAAGTTGTTGACGCGTACAAAGACGGTGACGCAGACTTTCATAAGATTGTTGCGGACATGGCAAATATTCCCAGGTTACAAGCTAAAACAATTAATTTAGGATTATTTTATGGGATGGGAAAAAATAAACTCCAGGCAGAACTCGGTGTTAATAAACTCCAAGCTGAAGAATTATTTAGGGCCTATCATGCCAAGGTTCCATTCGTTAAACAACTGATGGATGCTACGATGAAACGTGCCCAGGATTCAGGAAAAATTAGAACGCTTCTTGGACGATTGTGCAGGTTTCCTTTATGGGAACCTAATCAGTTTGGGATTCATAAAGCATTACCTCATGATCAAGCGCTCTTGGAACACGGACCAGGGATCAGGAGAGCTTATACTTACAAAGCATTAAATAGACTAATACAGGGATCTGCAGCCGATATGACTAAAAAAGCCATGATAAATCTCCATAAAAAGGGAATTATACCACATGTTCAAGTACATGATGAGTTGGATATTTCTGTAAAAGATGATAAACAGGCAAAACAAATAGTACAAATAATGGAATCCGCAGTTGAGTTAGAGGTACCAAATAAAGTGGACTATGAAACTGGCGAAAACTGGGGTAATATAAATTAGGAGGAACTATATGGAAAAAGTAAAACAACTATGGGCATTAGCATTAGCTCATAAAAAAATTTCTGCTGCTGTTGTAGTAGTTATTATTGCTGTTTATTTCTTAGCAACTTAAGAATTTTATTCAGATAAGTTCTTCTTTAGGACGGAGGGAACTGGGGATGATCAAACATCTATGGAAAAAGTTTGTCAAGTGGTTCTGGAAAGACTACTATAAATGACTATGGACGAAAAAACCTGCATAAAATGTAATCACCTATGCCATTGTATCGAAGCTGATCACGTAGGCTGTGAATGTGCCAACTGTGAATGCAGCGGTAAAGAATACTTTAAGCATAGAGACACTAAAGATGAAGGTGTAGTGGTAGATAGCACAAAAGATTGCGAGTCGTGTGAATAATGAATACAATTATACAAAAAATAGGGCTGTGGCACTCTAAAATATTTAAATTTCTTTCTGAAAAAGCAAAGACCTCAAAGTTTTGGGCTATATTGTTAACACTCGCTGTGTTATACGAAATTGTAGAACACATAGTCTGGCCTATATTAGTGCCTTGGCTAATGTACTTACAATGGTTTAAATAATGAAAATTTCAGATAACACGGCAATTTCTATGCCGATGAGGAACCTTATTGGAATTGTAACAGCAGTTTCGGTAGGAGTGTGGGCGTTTTTTGGGATTCAAGAGACTCTTAATAAACACAGCACAACCCTAGAATTGATGGAAAAAGATTTAAGTCAGAATACAGAATTTAGGATAAAATACCCCAGGGGTGAGCTGGGACAATCTAGTGGAGAGTCCGAGCTTTTTATGCTA